TCNTTANANTATGCATCTGGTTCTATTGATGGGTATACAGGATTGATAAGTTCTACAAATACAAATGAAGATTTATATAGATTGAAANTAAATGGTCAACATTATGTAAAACCAAAAAAGGGATTATTATTATTATTTCCTAGTTGGTTACAACATTGTGTTATGCCATTTTTTGGAGAAGGTGAAAGAAGAACAATGTCAGCTAATTTTAATTTAGTTGAGAAAAAAAATTAAACAAACGGAGTATATTATGAAACTGAGTGAACACACAGTCGAAGTCTTAAAAAACTTTGCAACAATAAACCAAAACCTTGTAATTAAAGAAGGTAATACATTAACAACAATGTCTGCAATGAAAAACATTGTAGCAAAAGCAGAAGTATCAGAATCATTTGAAAGGGAAGTAGCAATATATGACCTAAATGAATTTCTTGCTTCTCTATCTTTATTTAAAAGTCCAGTCTTGGAATTTGATGAGTCATTTGTAACAATCAAAGAAGAAAACACAACAACCTCTCTGAAGTATTTTTATTCAGACCCATCAGTTGTAACTACACCAAGTAAAACAATTAAGATGCCAAGTAAGGAAGTTACATTTTCATTAAAAGGTGAAGACTTAACTAAACTAAAAAGAGCTGCAGGTGTGATTGGAGCACCAGACCTAGTCTTAGAAAGAAAAGATACAGGTTCATTCTTAACTGTAAAAGATAAAAAGAATGATACTGCAAATACTTTTTCTTTAGATGTTACTACAACATCAGAAGGTAACTTTAATTGTTTCTTTACAGTCGAAAATTTAAAAGTTATGGATGGCAACTATGATGTAGAAATATCATCAAAGAATATTAGTCATCTATCATCTTCAAATAAAGATGTAGAGTATTGGGTAGCACTTGAGCCAGAATCAACTTATGAATAACAAATTGGATTATATATTATGGAAACTTTTTTATGGGTTGAGAAACATCGCCCAAGCACAATCAATGATTGTATTTTACCAGAGAACTTAAAGAAAACTTTTAAAGACTTTGTAAAAGACAAACATNTACCAAACTTAATTTTATCAGGTGGGCCTGGTGTCGGTAAGACTACTGTCGCCAAAGCAATGCTTAATGAAATTGGTGCAACATCATTACTCGTAAATGGTTCAGAAGAATCTGGTATTGATGTACTTAGAAATAAAATTAAAAACTTTGCCTCTACTGTATCACTAGAAGGTGGTCGTAAGTATGTTATACTTGATGAGGCAGATTATTTAAATCCCCAATCTACACAACCTGCACTTCGTGGGTTTATGGAAGAATTTCACAAGAACTGTGGATTCATTCTTACTTGTAATTATAAAAACAGATTAATAGAACCATTACATTCAAGATGTAGTGTGATTGATTTTATTATTGCAAAAGACAATAAACCACAACTTGCAAAAGACTTTTTTGGTCGTGTTAAAGATATTCTTGAATCAGAGAATGTAAAATACGAGCCAAGAGTTGTAATGGAAGTGTTAACTAAATACTTCCCAGATTGGCGAAGAACAATAAACGAATTACAAAGATATTCTACATCAGGTCAAATAGATGCTGGTATTCTTGTCAANATATCAGAGGTAAATATAAATGAACTTATTACCGCACTCAAAGCTCAGGAATTCACTAGCGTTAGAAAGTGGATTGTACACAATCTTGATAATGACCCTGTACGCATTTTTCGTAGGATTTATGATAATCTTTACACTCATGCTACTGCCGGTACTATACCTCATGCAGTTCTTATCCTATCTAAGTATCAGTATCAGTCAGCATTTGTGGCAGACCAAGAAATAAACTTACTGGCTTGTTTAACAGAAATTATGGTGGATGTGAAATGGAAATAAAAGATGTCCAAGTATTAAAACCTTTTGGGCCTTTAGTTATGATGGCACAATTACCAGAGGGTATTATAAAAACACTCAATGGAATTGTTGATGTAATTAAAGATAAAAAAGATATGGGTCATAGACTTGCTGGACAAATTGAAACTGAAAGTGAAATTCCACATTCTATGTTAGAAGAAAAAAAAGTCATGGACATATTTCATGCAATGGCTAAAAGTTATGTTGAACAAGGTTATATAAATGCTGGTCAAAAAAATATATTAGAAACTATGTCACCTATACAAACTCAAATGCAATCTATTTGGTCTGTATCACAATATGAAAATGAATATAATCCACAACACAATCATTCACATTGTCAGATAAGTGCCGTACTATATTTAAAAGTACCAGCTATGAAACCTAGAAACATAAAAGGTAAAAGTAGAATGGATGGTAATATAGAATTTAATTTTTGCAATCAAGTTGATTTATTCACTACAGGTTCTTTTGTAGTAGAACCTAAACCTGGCAGATTATTAATGTTTCCTAATAGTTTGAATCATCTAGTATATCCATTTTTGGGTTCTGGTGAAAGAAGAAGTATTGCATATAATATGTCATACAAAGGTTTTAGTAAATCAAGTGGTGTACAAGTTGCTGGAGATGGTGTAAACATGTATAACGAAATTAACTTCCCAGAAACTATACCATGGCGTAAGTTGGAGAAATAATTATGTATGAATTAAAAGAATACTTAAAAGCTATCAATTCTTCCAAAGAAAAACTTATGGATAGTGAAGATGAACAGTGGGAAAAGAAATATCCTGCTTATATTGTGAACAAATGTCTTGCTCCATTTCAAGACACTATCTTCCTAGTAAATGAAATGAATATACATCATCAGACAGATAAGAAATTGCAGTTTGACTTTTTACTAAATACTCTTAGAACAAGACAAAGGTACACACCTTGGTTGAAGGCGAAGAAAGAAAAACATTTAGAAAGTGTNAAAGAGTATTATGGATATAGTAATGAAAAAGCAAAATCAGCTCTTAATATACTAAATGATGAACAAATAAATACTATCATGGATAGATTGAACAAAGGTGGAAGAAATGGAAAATAATATACAATGGACACAGGAGCAGATGTTTGAGGTTCTTCTGAAAGAACCAGATGACTTCCTAAAGATTAGAGAAACATTATCTCGTATCGGAGTTGCTTCTAGAAAAGAAAAAAAGTTATATCAGTCTTGTCATATACTACACAAACAAGGAAGATATTTTATAGTTCACTTCAAAGAATTATTTGCACTTGATGGTAAGGATACAAACTTATCAGAAAATGATATTGGAAGAAGAAATACAATAGTAAAACTTCTAAGTGATTGGGGATTAGTAGAAATGAAAGCTACACCAGAACCTATCGCACCACTTAGTCAAATAAAAATAATTTCTTTTAAAGAAAAAGATGAGTGGATATTAGAAACTAAATATAACATAGGTAAAAAGAGAGAGGAATAACATGGCTTACTCAGATAAAGTTTTAGACCATTACGAGAATCCTAGAAATGTAGGAACACTCGATATAAAAGATTCATCAGTTGGTACTGGTATGGTCGGGGCACCTGCATGTGGCGATGTAATGAAACTTCAAATCAAAGTAGGTGATGATGGTATCATAACAGATGCAAAATTTAAAACCTATGGTTGTGGTTCTGCCATTGCATCATCAAGTCTATTAACCGAATGGGTTAAAGGACAAAGTGTAGATGAAGCTTTAAAAATTAAAAATAGTGATATNGCAGAAGAACTTGCACTACCACCAGTAAAAATTCATTGTTCAGTATTGGCAGAAGATGCTATCAAAGCTGCACTTGCAGATTATAAAGGTAAACAAGAATCAATGGGTAAATGGCAACCTAACTCAGAGTAAATATATAATGGATGACTTTAAAAAATTCTTGTCTGAGCAATCAGATGAAAAACCTTACAAACTTGTTATCTTATCACATGATGACCCACTAGACCCAAATGAAACTTCGCCAATGATTAAGAAGAAGGCAGATGCACTTGGAATTAAAGTTTTTGTTGCTGAAATTATGGGTTGTTATATGGAAGATGATGGTAAAGATAAAATGTTATATTCTTATCCTGTAGATGAAAAAGGTAAATCAGAATTACCAGATATGAAAAAAGATGTTGAATATGCCAAACCATTTAGAATGAATCCAAAAGATACATTAATAATGATGAGAGGATTAAATGCAAGAGATGGTTGTGCCTCTTGGNTTACTATGGCAAGAACACTTGAAACAGATGGTTATACAGTTATTAATTCTGTTTTATGTAATGAAATATGTAATGATAAATGGTATAATCAAATGATTTTTCAACAACACAAT